CGTGGTGTGGCTTACCGGCTTTTACGGCACAGCCTGGCCGTTTGACATGATCGTGATCGACGAACTGTCCAGCTTCAAGTCGCCAAAGGCCCAGCGGTTCAAAGCCCTTCGTAAAGTGCGTCCGCTGTCTTCCCGGGTGGTGGGCCTGACCGGTACACCGGCACCGAACGGACTGCTGGACCTGTGGAGCCAAATTTATCTGCTGGACCAGGGCGAAAGGCTGGGTAAAACAATCGGATCCTATCGGGACACCTACTTCAAACCCGGAAAGCGGAATGGTCACATCGTGTATGAATACAACTTGAAACAAGCCGGATACGAACAGGCGATTTATGACAAAATAGGGGATATCTGCTTTTCGATGAAAACCGAAGACTACCTGACCTTGCCGGACCGACTGGACCACACCCAGCTGATCACCTTACCGCCGAAGGTCATGGAAAAATATTTAGCTTTTGAACGTGAACAGATACTGAAGCTGGACGACGTGGACGACATATCAGCCGTGAACGCCGCAGCGCTTACGAACAAACTGCTGCAGTATGCAAACGGGGCTATTTACGACGATGCGAAGAACTGGCACGAAGTACACGGCGAAAAGCTGGAAGCCCTGGCCGAAAATATCGAAGCGGCAAACGGCAAACCTGTGCTGGTGTTCTATTCCTACAAACACGATTTGGAAAGGATCACCAAACACCTGAAAGCCTATAAACCTTTGAAGCTGGAAGGCCCGGACCAGATCAAAGCCTGGAACCGTGGCGAAATTCAGGTGATGCTGGCGCACCCGGCCAGTGCTGGGCACGGGCTGAATCTTCAGGACGGCGGCAACCTTATCGAATGGTTTGGCGTGCCGTGGTCACTTGAACTTTACCAGCAGGCTGTCAAACGTCTTCACCGGTCAGGCCAAACGCAGGCCGTGGTCAATAACCGGCTGATCGTATCGGGCACGATGGACGTGGATGTGCTGGCATCCCTGGGCGATAAGACGGGCACCCAGGAAGCTATGATCGCGGCCGTGAAAGCAAGGATTGAAAAATATAAAAAAGCAATAAAATGAAAAAGGGAATCCACCAATATCGCGACGCCACTTTGGCCGTGATTAAAAACAAAAGAGTTGTGGTAAAACAGATCGACGAAAAAGTGATCAGGTTGCATTTTGTCCGGAAGGTAGACGAAGGGGAAGACCCCGAAGCGGTACCTTGCTTCAGCTGTGTGGTGCGCGGAAAGGTAAGGCATACGTACCTGAATATTAGCCGCGAAGCTGCGCAAATGCTGTTCGAAGCGTTATATCACGAACTGCATATCAGATAAGCAATTTGCTTACGAAATAAATTTTTTACTAACTTTGATACAATGCTAAACCCCAAACAGCAAAGATTTGTCGATGAATACCTGATCGACCTGAACGCTTCACGGGCCGCTGCTGCGGCTGGTTATGCGAAGGCGTCTTCGAACGTGACAGGGGCCAGACTGTTAGCCAGTCCTAACATTAAATTAGCAATAAAAGACGCTAACAAGCTAAAAGCCAAACAGTTAACAGTGTCAAAAGAACAAGTGGTGGCCGAATTAGCCAAATTAGCTTTTTCGGATATTACTGATTTTATTGAAGTTAGGGAAATAGACCTGATCGAAACAGGTCTGGATGGCGAACAGACTACCCGCAAAGTGAAATTCGTGGACGTTTTCACCACCGAAGGGATGCCGAAGATCAAAACAGCCGCCATCCAGTCAATTAAGCAAACCAAAGACGGCATCGAAATAAAGCTGCACGACAAAGGCAAAGCGCTGGAAATGCTGGGCCGCCACCTGGGCGTCTTCGAAGTGGATAACGACCAGAAAAAACCGCTGCTGAAGCCTTTCACCGACGACCAGTTCGACAAAATGCTGACTATCCTAAACGGCAAAAAATGAACCTTCGCCCCGTTAAGGCAACCGCCTGGAAAGGCTTAACGCCTGAATTGCAGGATATGCTGCTGGTGCAGGGAGCCGTGCCGGTGAATGAAGTGTTTTTCGATCACTGGGGCAATCCGGATAAAATCCTTTTGTTTTACGGCGCTTACGGATCCGGCAAATCCATTTTCGTGGCGGACATGATGATCGACCGATGTTTGCAGCCGCCATATGCCCGCATTTACTTCGGCCGTAAAATACTGGACACCGTCAGGGGGACCGTTTTTCAGACGATTGTAGACCGGATAAAAGAACTGAAGCGGGAAGATGATTTCCACTTTTCAGAGGCGCCTAACGGTTCTATGCACATACGCTGCAAGAATAACGGCAATTCCATGATCCCTTTCGGCGCAAACGATCCACAGTCCCTTAAATCCATAAAAGACCCGACGCACTTCATCCTGGAAGAAATGGACCAGTTCAGTTTTGACGACTTCGGGCTGTTTCTGTCACGCCTCCGAACCAGTAAAGCCAGCACCCAGCTGATCGGAATGTTTAACACTGACCGGCTGTATCAAAGCCACTGGATTCGCAAAATGCTGTTCGACGGGGAATATGCCCACATGGCGACGAAGATAAAAGCCGGATTTCGGGAAAATGTATTCATCGACGCGGGTGAATACGAAAAGACGCTGAGAATGATATCCGGCGGCAATGCGGCAAAGTTCAACGCCATCGCTGAAGGCGAAATGGCCCTGATCCGGACCGGGGATGAATTCTGGAAGCAATTCGATGAAATCCGGCACATCGGTCCGGCGCCAATTAGCCAAACCACTATTCACGTTTCACTGGATGAAAATGTAAACCCTTACGTGACCGTATCGGTTTGGCAGGTGAACACTGAAGCCAAACAGCTGCGCCAGGTGCATGAAATACCCTGCAAATCGCCTGATAACAACGCACCCAAAGCGGCTAAGAAGCTGGCGGACTGGCTGAGGTCAATTAGTTACGGCGATGTGGTTTTCCTGTACGGCGATCCTTCAGCCAGTAAGCGGTCCACCATTGACCCGAACAACAGGTCGTTTTATGATAAATTCATCGAAACCCTGGAGGCTGACGGCTTTAAAGTCACCAGCCGGGTGCAACGGTCCGCCCCGGAAGTGGCCCTGTCTGCGGCTTTCATTAACGCCATTTACGAACAGAACCTGGGCGGCTGGTCCATCCTGATCAGTGAACGCTGCTTCACCAGTATCGAAGACTATCTGCTGGTCAAAGAAGACCCGGACGGGCGAATGTTTAAAGAAAAAGTGAAGGACAAAGAAACCGGGATCACCGCAGAACCGCGCGGGCACTTCAGCGATGCGAAACGGTACTTTATCACCACCATACTGGCCGCTGAATTCGCTAAGTACAAAACCCGCGGACGGAAAAAAGGTATTCAGGACGTCAGCGAGTAACAAAATATTTATTTGGTAAACAAAATATTTACTACCTTAGTCCTAAATTTCCCGCTTTAAATGATCTTAAGCGCGCAGCAAATTATCGACATTATCCTGAATAATCCGGGCCTTGCCCGCGTGAATAAGGGCGTCGAATACTCAAAGAAATTGCAGGCGCACATTTACGGCAAAGACATTAATAACCTGGAAGCCTTCAACCAGATCGACGGCTTTGAACGGCCCAGCCTGAAGACGCTGCGGGCCAAATACGCAAAATCAAATAAAGATCTTTTCGCCCGCCTTTCCCGGCCACTGGATAAAGTATTCAGCGCCCGGGGCGGTTCGGTTTATATCAACTTACCCGAAACGGCTGAAAAGAAAGCCGAACTGCTTTCGACCAATGTACGGAACGGCCAGTCCGTTCGTAAGTGGGTGGAAACAACCTGGACGCCGCACCTGCTGGACGACCCGTTCGGCATTGTGTTTATGGAACTTTTACCGGTGCAACAGGCCGTGATCGCACAGCGTGAAGGCCGTCCGTTTGTTTACCCGACGTACCGGTCCATTCAGGACATATACGACTATTTGCCCAAAGGCAACCGGCTGGAATATGTGGTCTTCAACCTATCCAAAGAAGAAAAACAGGCTTACGGCGTTGATCCGCAGCAAACTGTTTACCGGGTGGTGGACGATGCGAACGATTACCTGGTGCGCAAAGTGGATCAAAAGCCGGAAATCCTGACCGCCTTCACACTTACGAACTACTTCGGCGAAGTGCCGGGCATGGTCAATTCCGATTTACCTGACCCGACCGCAGATAATTGCTTTTTATCCTTTTTCGATAAAGCCATTGAACTGGCCGACGAATTTCTGCTGAAAGGGTCCATTAAAACCACGCATGATTTCCTGCACGGCTTCCCGAAATACGCTGAATTCGCAGGCCAGTGTCATGAGTGCGGCGGCACCGGATTGCACGAAGGCAAAAAATGTGACGAATGCAAAGGCACCTGCGTGAGGTCGATCAGCCGGGTCAGCGATATGAAGCAGCTGGCCTTTCCTGAATCCAAAGACGACCCTATTATCCTGCCATCCGAAATAGGCGCATATATTTCCCCTGACGCTACTTTCCATGAAATTGCCACGGCTGATTTGCAGACGCTGGAAAACAAAATGAATGTCACGATTTGGGGCGCACAGTCGCAACAGCAGACCAGTGGCATGGCACAAACGCAGGACGGCGGCATGAAGACAGCTACCGAAATAGTATCCGAATTTAAGCCACAGGCTGACCGCCTGGTGACCGTTTCCGAAATGGCTGAAGCCCGTCACAAATTCATTCTGGATAGCGTTATCCGGATGCAGGTGCAACAAGGCTATTCAGGCAGTTCGGTGAATTATGGCCGTCGATATATGCTGGAAAGCCGTACAGACGGCAAGGCTGTGTAAACAGCAACGCAGGTGCCTGGGCAGTGACCAGGTCGCAACTATCCCGCTTTAAAAGGCGGGATTTTTACATAAATAAACCCCCGTAGAAACGGGGGTCGCCATTAATCCAAGTCTATGAAAAACAGAAAACTTTATTTATCCAGTGCAAATTCGGGATTATCCGTTTTTGCCTTCATTATAGCGTCGTTGAATTCCTGACCGTTCACCGATTTGCCCTGTTCTTCAAAGTGCTTTTTCACTTCGGACAGTTTGGTGAATTTAGTCGCACCCGCACCGGATCCGCCGCCACCACGTCCACTGGGAGGATCGCCGCCACCGCCTTCGGCGATCAGTTTACGATCCTTCGCAAATTCGGTGATCACATCTTTGACGCCCAGCGGCTTCGCCAGTTTGTCTTCCAGCACTTTGCCGTCTTTGATTGCCACCAGTGCGCCGTCCTTCATTTCGAACTGGTAACCCTTCGACTTCATCAGGGTCAGCACGTCTTCGGCGTCCAGTGTGGTGCCAGCCGGGACGTTCTTCATCAGTTCGGTGGACAACTTCACTTCATTGACCTCTTTATCCTTTTCGTCCAGTTTGGTCTGCAGTTCGGTGGCCGTTGCTGTCACGGTGTTCAGCTTTTCAGTCAGTTCGGCGACTTTCTTATCTGGGGTCAGCTTTGCGTCTTCCAGCGCTTTTTTCTGCGCTGCTTCGACCAGGCCTTCCACTTTCTTGCCGGTGAATTCCAGACCCATTTTGGTTTTTACTTCTTTCACCGCCAGTTCTTCACCAGCCGTTTTGCCCTTCGTGTATTCATTCGTTTTCAGGGTGGTCAGTTCTTCGCCTTCGAAGGCGGTCAGGCCTTCAGGGATTGTGACGTCCACTTCTTTTTCGTCTTTGATTGCGGCTTCCAGGTCCGCCACTGGGACTTTCACCAGTTCGGCGATTTTCGCCAGTGCTTCTTTTTTGATTGCCATAAAATATTGATTTTAGTAAATAGGTTACTTGAAAGGGTTTTGCGTTGACAGGCGCACAGGCTGAAAGGATTGCCCGAAAGTCAGCTGGGTGTGCCACAGGCAGCCGGTTTCGTTTATTTCCGCCAGTTCTTCAGGACTTAACTGGAAACAGCAGGTGAACGGCGTCGCCGGGTCTGCCTGATCAATATGAACCGGCAAAGGTTCGTACTGCGGCTGATCTTCGGCCAGCGTGTGCGTCTGTTGCGGAAATTTAATCGGCTGCATGAAGTTTTGGTTTTTCGGCTGTCATTTGCACCACACCGAACGCTGTCGGGTTCTTCTTCGTAAATTGGTAGTATTGAATCAGCAGGTTATCAAATGCGTCTGTTTCCATCGGGCAGTAAAAGCTGCTGCCGTGCTTCAGCACCACGATTGTGCCTTCGTTCAGGCCCGGATAATAGTCCGCTATTTCAGCGGGGCGCAGCCTCTTTTCGACTTCTTTCTGTTCCTTGTTCATGTT